TGTATTTTCTTTTTTACTTCCTACAAATTCAACTGCTTCAACTACTATATATTGTTTACTTATTTTATTTCCATCTTTCTCATAAGAATCAACTTTTACATTACCTCTAATAAGAATTTCCTGACCCTTTCTAAAATACTCAGCAATAAATTCTGCTGTCTTACTAAAAGCAGTACATAATACAAAATCTGTTAAATCTTTGTCCTTACTATATCTGTTCACTGCAATAACAAGACTTGTATAAGGTGTTCCAGATTTTCCAAATAATAAAGTTACATCTCTTACCAATCTACCTTTCAACACAACTAAATTCATATAATTATCCTCCTAGCTATTTAATTTCTTTTTCATTTGTGAATATTCTCTTTTTGTTAATTCACTAACTTCTTTTTTATAATGTTCTTTTATATAATTTTCCATATTTATATCTACAATTTCACAACATTCTTTTAAATCTATTAATTCTTTGTTAGTACATTTTTGATTAAATTTAACTAATATATCATGAGTTGATTGAAGGTCTTTTAAATCTAGACTTCCTAAAGTTTTAATTTTATATTTTTTTAGAATTCCTTGCATATCTTCCTTTGTTGCTATATTTGTTATAGCTTCACATAACAAAGCTTTTTGATTAATTTTTAATTGATTTTCAAGAACTTCTAAATCTTCAATACTCATCATTCCTATTTCAGATAATTTATATTCTTTTTCATATTCAGTTCTATTTCTTTCATCTACCATTGAATTAATAGAACTGATTAATTGTTGTTTTTTGGCTCTCGATACTTCTTCATAAGAAGCAACTTCATCTCCATCTAAGCCTATTCCTAAGTTTCCTAATGCTCTACCTACTGCTGAGGTTTCAGCATTTTCAACATGAGATGTTTTATTTACAAGAGAATTTTTTTCATCTCTTAATTCCATTGCTGTTCCAGTAGATTTTAAAACTCCATTTTCATCTCTTATTATTACTCTGCAAGTTGCTACTTCTTGAGTTATTGAAAGCCATTCAGTTTCTAGGCTCCAATTTTTAAATTTTTCTGAGTTTCTAAACTCTTTCAGTCTTTCAACAACTGGAACATAATTTTTACCTTTTATATTTATCGTTTTCATATTATCCTCTTCTCCTTCTATATCAGATTTTCAAAGTCATATAGCTCAACATAATTCATATAAATTTTATAAACTATTTTAAAAATCCATTTAATTCTGTATTTAATAATATTAAATATAGATGCTATTTTCAGAATTTTAAAAATCCATTTGATTTTATATTTAACAATGTCTTTCAACTCTGCTTTTGCATATTTATCTTTAACAATCATTTACATTCCCCTCCCAAAGTTCCAATAATTTTATTATGTCTAAAATTCTTTTTTCATTAAGTCCTTTTAATTCTGTTCTGTACCAATATTTTTGAACAACTTTACAATTCATTTTTATTCCTCCCATTTAAAGTCTTTTATAAATGTTTTCAATTCTTTTATTGCATTTTCTAGCAAGTCTTTAAAATGATTACTACAATCACTAAAAATATAATCCTCAATATAAGGACACCATATATCTATTCCCCATCCTTTATTCCTGCTTGAAAAATCTATTTCATATATAATTTCAAGGTTATTATTTTTTTCTACTATGTTTTTTAATTCATCTAACAAGTTTTCCATTTTATCCTCCCTTATGCAATCATCATTTTATATGATTGGTTTAACATTTTTAATGCTTTTTCTTTCATTGGATGTTCACTAGCTTCAAGTTCAGTTTTAGTTTTTTCATACCAGCTTTTAGCTAACTTTCTATCACAGAAGTATTCATAATCTATTCCTAAAAAGTCCATTTGTGCTCTTCCTTTAAGTTCTACTAATCCAAATATTGTTCTTACAGTCCCATCTAAAAAATATAAATCTTTCATTTTATTCTCCCTCCAATTCTCTTATGTCTCTAATAAAAGTTTTCATTAAATTAATCTCACCTTTTTTCATACCTCTTAAATAAGAAGTGTTATAACCAGCAATGTCATTTTCTTCTATTAATTTATCAGTGTTTTTTATTGACTCTTTCACTGTTTTATATATTTTTTCAATTATTTTCTCTCCTATTATTTTGTCTATGTATGCCATTTTTCTCTCCTCCTATAAATATGCTCTCGCTGGGTATAATCTTTCAGATGCTGACATTTCTAAATCACTAAATCCTTGATTTATGTTTTCTAATCTTTTTACTAAGTCTTTTAAATCTTTTAATTCAGTATTTAAATTACTGAAACAAGGATCTAATATGATTTCAAATATATTTTCTTCATCTTCTGTATTTCCAAAGTTGATTTTAACTTTTCTATTTCTATCTTCTATAATGTAAGGTTCATTAGAACGATTAAATTCAACTGTTTCTTTTAAGTAGCTTTCAAGTAAATCTTTTAAGTATTTGCTTTCATATTCTTCTAAGATGTCAAAATCTTGATTGAATATTACAAGTTCCCATTGTTCTTTATTGAAGTTATAGTTTATATTAAATACTTCCTTATCTAATCTTTCAAATGCTTTTACTAATTTCATCTCAGATCCTCCTAATTTTCTAAAACCTATTTTAATGATTTAAGTTCTTTTATTTCTTTTTCATATTTTCCTAGTTTTTATACTTTCAAAAAACTTTTATACTTTTTGTATAAGATTAACTTAAAAAAAAATAGAGAGTTGAAATTCAATCTATAACTAATTATACAAAATGTATAAAGAAAAGTCAAGAAAATTTTTTACATTTTGTATAAAATATTTTATAATTATAAAAAAGGAGGAGTTGCATATGGAAAATAAATCAGAATTTGCAATATTTTTAAAAAATTATATGGAGAAGCATGAATATAAACTTGAAGCCTTTGCAGATAGAGTGGGATATAGTTTTGGATTAATAAGCCATTATATTAATGGTAGAAGAAGTCCATCATATAAATTTATAAGAGAATTTTTTAAAAAATTTCCTTTAACAGAAAAAGAAAAAATTGAAGTTTTAGAAATATTAAAAAAAGATAAGTTGCCAGAAGAAATTATGGAACTTGAGAATTTATCTAATCCTATGTATAGAGAATTGGATAGTAGAGGAAGAATGCAATTCAAAGAAATTGTTGAACAATCATCATTAATGTTTAATGATGAAAATATTTCTGAAGAAGATAAGCAAAAGGTTTTATTGGCTATTCAAGATGCTTTTTATGATGCAAAGCAAAAAAATAAAAAAAAGAAATAGCTAGGTGATTAAATGAATATAAAGCTAAGAGTTTTTAATTTGATTACAAAATATAGAACAAGAAACCCTTTTAAATTAGCTAATTCATTGGGAATAATTATAATATTTAGAGATTTAGGGGAAGTTAGGGGGTTATTTAAAAAAATTTTAAAAAGGAGATACATATTCATAAATTCAAATTTAAGCGAGTTTGACCAAAGAATAGTTTGTTGCCACGAGTTAGGACATGCTATTTTACATTCATCAAGTGAATATCAATTTTTAATAGATAATACAAGGATATTAAGAAAAAGCAGACTTGAGGATGAAGCAAATTTATTTGCAAGTTATCTATTAATATCAGATGATGAAGTATTTGAAGAGTATGAATTTAAAGAAACAGAAACAAATTTTTTGATGTTGCAAGAAATAAAAAGATTAAGGAGGGATATTTAAAAACATTAATAAAAGTGCTATACTTTTTTATATAAAAAAAGTAAAAAAGGAGTAGTAGTAAAAATGAAAGAAAATTTAGATAAAAATACCACTATTAAAGAAATAGTTGAAAGATATTTAAAACAAGAAAATATGAGAGTTTATAAGTTTTCAAAAGAAAGTACATTATCGGTAAAAACTATTAAAAAAATATTAGAAAATACTACTAGTAATTTTAATAAAAAAACATTAGAAAAATTATACTCATTAAAAAAATTAAATTTAAATGATAAGAAGTTTATTAAAAATATCTTAGATAAAAAAAATAATTCAAAATTAGAAATAAAAAATAATAAAGCTTATGAAAATATTTTAAATAAAATGGAAGATTTAATTGAAGAAAATGAGATGCTTAGACAAAAAGTTAATATGTATAGTATCAGTAAAAAAGAAAATTTAGATTATATATCAAAAAGAAAAGTTGGAGCTTTTGGCAGTGATTTAGAAAGCAATAGTCTTTTAATAACAAAAATTTGGGATTTTAATGAAAATATTTCAAAACAATGGGCAGATGTTAAACTTCTGCTTGATATAAATAATAAAGAAAAAACAAAAAAAATGAAAAAAGGTTTAAAAAGTATAGCAACTGATTTAAAAAAAATTGTAGATTATCTAGAAAATATATATTTTGATTCTTCTGAAATAGAAGAAACTGAAATAATAAATATGGAAGAAAAGGAGTAATTTATATGGAATTAGAATTAATTTTAAACCAAATGAACTTGGAAAATATTGAAGGGAAAATACAAAGTTTATCTTCAGTGTATGAGAAAACACCTTCAGATATAATAAAAACTGGAATTTTAACTAATATTGCCTTTGAAACATTACCAAATTATAAAAATTATAAATATATTATTTCAGGAATAACACAAGCAAGAATGATAAAAGGTGTTCACAGTTCCAGAAATCATATTAATAGTCAAATAGATAAAATTTTAGAATTGTATGAATTAAATGAAATAAATGAGGATATATTAGATATTGCATCTAATCTAGTAATTATAACATTTGATGACATTTTTTCTAATGCTGGAGAAAAAACAAAAAGGAATTATTTGAAAGCACTAGATGATCTTGACTTTTTGTACATAAATTTAAAACTTGCTGTAAAAATTATTGCTGAAACACTTAGAAGGAATGATATAAGACTAACTAACATGACATTACAATATGTCACAGATGCAATAAAAAGAGAAAAGAATAATATTGCAAATGAGTTTATTCAAGCATATGGAACAGGTGATGAATTTCAAATATTGGAAGCTAAAAGAAATTATCATATTAAAATAGAGAATATGTTAGATAATTATTTTAAAAAAATTACTTATACTCATGAGGATGCTCAACAAATAGGTGAAGAAGGCACAATAGTTAAAGTTTTAGGAGAACCATTTTTAAATACAATAACAATGATTTTATTACATGATATAAATATAAAAATTAAAAATAATAATGGACTTCAACTAAATTTTAACAATATGCAATCATACTAAGATGATAAATAATTTATACCACTAAAGCCACTGTTTAAAGTGGTTTTTTTATTTATAAAAATATACTTGATTTTTACTTATACATTATGTATAATTATATTAAGGAGGTTTTTATGAAAGTGAATAAAAAAAAATTAAAAGATAAATTAGAAAAAATTAGCTTTTCTGACTTAGCAAAATTTTTAGGAGTTACAAGAGCTAATATTTATTATCATTACAACAATTTGAAACAAGGAAAATTAACTTTAAAACCAGATATCATAAAAAAAATTTCTTTTTACTTAGTAGATAGAGAGGACTTTTTTTTTGAATAAAACTTATACAAAAAGTATAAAACTCTAAGGCTAGTCCTTAGACAAATAGCTATAAGATCCTTGCTCACTGCTCCCCTCAAAAGAAGTGAGTTCCTCTCTTATAGCTATCTGTGTAAGGTGTAGCTACTGGATAAAACTAAGTCCCAGAATGGGGTAAGCTTTACAGTTGAGTATCTTATGTTTTATCCCCTTACAGATTTAAGCATTTGCAAGTGTAAACAAGCTAGTGGTTGGAGTGTTAGACTTGGAATTTATAGGATACAACGATGTATCTGAATTTTAAAGCTAGCCGTACCGTTACAGTCTCGTCAATATGTAACTATAAATTTTATTAGTTTTATGACTGGAAAAACTAATCATCTGGCACCTTTCCCTAACACAGAAAAGGCAAGACCTAATCTGTGGATAATTCTAGGTAGCTGGGGAAGGTGTTAGATGTAAAAATTTCAAAATTTTTTTAAGGCTTTTCTGGATAAATATTAATTTTTTTTATATATATCAAAGAAATTATTAAGATTTTTTCTGGAGAAGTTAATAAGAATATGCATAAAATATTTTAAAATATTTTATATTTTAGTTTCTTATTGAAATTAAATGAT